ATTGCCATTTAAAAATATTAAAACATTAAAAGCAGAGGCAGGCGATACATACGATTACACATTCCAATACCAAAAAGAATTTAATGTAGAATTAGATGCCTCATCTGGTGCTGCAAGTATAACACTTTCAGGCAATGAAACTTTCCCTTATTCAGGAACACTAACAGATACACAAAAACGAGATTTTATAGCAGTAGCAAAAGTAGGATTTACACAAAACTCTGCTGCCGTAGCAGCAGGGGAGTATATAGATTTAACATCAGCAAATAGTAACGCAACAGTTACAGTTACTACCTCAAAATCCATAGAAATAGATTTAGGAGGAGCAGTTACAGGAACAGGTACAATAAGAGTATATGCACCCGTCCAAGTAGCAGATGCTAATCCAATTGCTAAGACGCTTAACACAGCACAATATGTTAAAATAGATACAGGTACACATGTTGCAGGAACAACAGGTGAGTATAATTTAGGTATAGTAGATTTATATAAAATAGAATCAATTACAGCAGGAACAAATTCAGACTATACAACAGGACAAGTAAATGTAACATCAGACTTTAGATCTATTACAGGCCAAGAAGATAGTTATTACGGACAAGCAAAAATATTCCAAAAATCTACAAGCACTTTAAACCTTACAACAAATAGATATATTGTTGTTAAGTTTTCTGCATTTTCAAATACTGTTTCAGGACCATCATTTGCTTGTTTAGATAGTTATCCAGTAGATGATACTTCAAGTCCAGGTCCAGGAACAATTAGAACAGAGAATGTTCCGTTATATAATTCTCAAAAATACGGAGAATTTAATTTAAGAGATTGTGTAGACTTTCGTCCTTATGTAACTAATACAGCTACACTTACAGGAACATTAGGAAGTGCTACAGTTAATCCAACAAACGATAAATTAATCAATAAGCCAGGACAAGGATTAAGTAATCCTCTTCCAACAAAAACATTTAGCACAGATTTAAAATATTATCAAGGCAAAAAACTTAGATTAGTATTAGACTTTGATGGCGAATATAGAATAGTAGAAGGTACATATTCAGATAATCCTACTATGCCAGCAGAGCCATCCAAAGCAATGACAATGGCACTAATTGATTTACCACCTTATCCAAGTTTATCTCCTCAATCAGGTAAACTAGCAGGAAGACTAGACTATACAGCTAGCATTAAAAATGTATCTCAGAAACGATTTACAATGAAAGAGATTGGTGGTTTAGAACAAAGAATTAAAAATTTAGAATACTATGCCTCACTTAATTTATTAGAAACTTTTGCTAAAGATCAAACTATTGTAAATAGTACTGGTGTTGATAGATTTAAAAATGGCATATTAGTAGATCCTTTTACAGGACATAATGTAGGTTCAGTATTAGATCCTAATTATAGAATTTCAATTGATCCTAAATTAAAACATGCTAGGCCGTTCTTTGTACTTGAAAATATTAGAACTCAATTGTTCCAAAATATTTCAGATACAGCAACATACGCAGGCACAGCTTTAAGACTAACAGGTAGCACAATAACTGCACCTTACAATACAAGAATTTTAACAGAACAACAACAAGCATCACAGACTGAGAACTTAGTTAAAGAACTTACATTCCACTGGAGTGGAGACATGGTCCTTACACCAGATGTAGACAACTTTGTAGACACATCAGTACAACCAGCAGTTAATAGAAACTTTGACGGTAACTATGACGCTTGGGAAAACATGGCAAATGCTTGGGGAACACAATGGGGCTCTTGGGAAGACTCAGGTGCAGCAAATGTAACTAGTTCTACAGAATCTATAAATGGTTTTGGAACAAATGGAACAGGAGGCTCACTTGCTACATTTACAACAACTACAACAGAACAAACACAAGTAAGACAAGGCATCGGCTTAGATGTTTCAGCAGGAACAGAAACACAATCATTAGGAAACAAAGTCGTTGATGTGGCATTCGCTCCATTTATGAGAAGCCAATTAATTATTGCAGAAGCTAGCAGACTGAAACCTAATACAAGAGTTTATCCATTCTTTGATGGAGAAGATGTATCAACAAATTGTACAATGCAAGATGGCTCAACTACAACTTTAACAACAGACAATAATGGTGGTATTGTAGTTAGATTTACATTACCTACAGAAAGATTTAAAACAGGACAAAGAGTATTTAAACTTATAGACGATGTAAATAACCAAGATAAGACAGCTAAAACTTCTGCTAATGCTGTATTTGAATCCTCAGGTTTCATACAACAGAAACAAGACACTATATTAGGATTTAAAACAGCTAACATATCATCCACAGCATTTTCAGATAGTCGGGTAGTAACAGATACTAGTTTGGAATATACTATAGGAACAGGAGCACCTTTACCACCTCCACCGGCACCAGTTATTATTAACAATCCTCCGGTAGAGATTATAACAATACAACCTGTTCCAGTACCCGTACCACAGGTTGTATTAACTAATCCACCTGATCCTAGTTTACCAGCTGGTTGGCCTCCAACTTCGTCTTTAACGACAACAGCGGCACCAGTAACAACAACTGTAGCACCGCCAGTAACAACAACAGTTAGAGTGACACCGGTGGCAACAATTCCAACTTTACCACCTGAACCGCCAATACCACCTACATTCCCAACACCAGCGCCTACAGTGGTTACACAGGCACCGGCACCGGATACTGTTCCGTGGAATCCTGGTTTCCCTATAAGAGGATTAGGAACAGGAGGTTGGCCAAGTTTTGTTGTTGATATAGGAGCATCAGTTAACGCTCTTATATTACCAGACATACAAATACCAGCAACTCCACCTCCACCAGAGCCAGAACCAATAGTAATGGATTTTGAAACACCTGAATTAGACTTTGGTGAGAACTTTGGATGGCGAGGACGAGGAAGAGGTTTCATGAACTTTGGCCGTGATCCTTTAGCACAAACATTTACAGTTACCGGTATGCCTGGAGGCGTCTTTGTTACAGATATAGATCTTTATTTTAAAACCAAACCAGCATCAGGAGCTAATGGTGTGGTAATGGAAGTTAGAGAAGTTATTAACGGCGTACCAGGACCTCGTATTGTACCTAATGGACAGAAAAAAGTTTTAAGAACTCGTATTAATACTTCAACAGAATCTGGTGGAGTGACATCATTTGTTCCTACTAAATTCTTATTCGATAATCCAGTATATTTACAAAATGACACAGAGTATTGTTTTGTTCCTAAACCAGAAAATGACGAAGAAGGTTATGATTTATTTATTTCTCAACTCGGAGAGAACCAAATTGGAACAACAGAAAGAATTACTAAACAACCACACGGTGGTATGATGTTTAGTTCTGCTAATGACAGAACATGGTCGCCTAATCAGTCACAGGATATAATGTTTAGAATTAATAGAGCAAACTTTAAGTTAGGAACAACAACAGGAAAACTAGCAAACGAAAACTTAGATTGGATTAAATTTAGTTCTACAAGCACAGGCGAAGATATTACATGGGCACCAGGTAACTTTATACACGGATTCCACACAACATCAGTAACAGCAGGAGCAGGATATACAAGTGCACCAACAGTAAGTGTAAGCAACACAGGTACAAATGGAACAGGTTTTGCTGCTACAGCTACAATTAGTGGTGGAGCAGTAACAGGTATTACAGTTACAAATCCTGGAACAGGATATACAACTGCACCAACGCTTACATTAACAGGCGGAGGGTTTAGTACACAGGGTGCAGTAACAATACAACTTAAAAAAGGATTAATAGAAAACTATAATGCTTTAGATAAACAATTAACAGTAAACAGACAAGGAGACTTAGCTCCATTCTTAGTAGGAGATGTTATAGGTAATGCAGATGGTTATGCAACTATAGGTTCATTTACAGATAAAATAGTTAATGAAGTAGCATTAAACGGAGCCAATATTTTACCTTCAGTTAACACAACACTATTATCTAGAATAGCAATTAACGAAACAAGTGCAGCCTCAGCAGTAGGTGCAGATGGTGTATCAGAAGTATATACAGATATAGATTTTAATGTTACAACAAAATTAGAAAAAGAACATACGCTTTACAGTAGATCAAATGAATTGCAATCAACAGCAGCAGGCGGTTATGCTAATAATAAAACAGCATTAGTTGATTTACAATTTACTACACAGCAAGAAAATGTTAGTCCAGTTATAACAATGGAACAAATGGATTTATTGTGTATCGCTAATAGCGTAAACAACGATGCTACAAATGAAGATACACGATATAAAGGAAACGCTTCTTCTCGGTATATTACAAGAAGGGTTGTGTTGGAAGACGGCCAGGATGCAGAAGATCTAGAAGTATATCTAGATGCCGCTATTCCAACAGAAGGAAGTTTAAAAGTTTACGGTAAAATGATGAATTCCGCAGACGAATCTAACTTCCAAGATGATTTAGGTTGGGTAGAGTTATCATCACAAGTTAGCCCATTTGAATCAACAGAAGATTTTGCAGAATATAAATTTAAAATACCAGCTAAAGGTTCTAACGCAGCAGGACTAAATGGTAGTATATTTGAATATGATGTGAAATCAGTGGCAAGTATTGCTGCTACTGCAGGATCAGGATATACAAGTGTTCCTACAGTTACTATAACAGGTGGCGGTGGTTATGGAGCAACAGCAGTTGCATCCATTAACGGAAGTAACCAAATTTCCGCAATAACGGTTACAAATCCTGGAAGAGAATATACTTCCACACCAACAGTTACTATAACAGGTGGCGGTGGTACAGGTGGCGCTGGTACGCCAACTATAGGTACCGTTACACATTCAGGCTTTAAAACCTTTGCGGTTAAGGTTGTGCCTTTAAGTACTACAACATCTAAAGTTCCGTTCTTTAAGGACTTAAGAGCAATAGCGTTGCAGGCGTAAGGAATTAGAATGACAAACTTACCCAACGGACTTATAAATATAGAGGGAGAACGAGATTTAGTTAGAGATCGTAATTCCAAAGCCTTACTCAATACAAACAATGAAAGTCTTAAAGCATATAAAATCAAAAGAAATGCAAATCTTAAGATCCTAGAGTATGAAAATGATATAAATACTTTAAAGACAGAAATTGTTGAGATAAGAAAAACATTAGAACTTTTAGTCAACAAAATTACATAGGAAGATAAATGGCAACTTTAACATTAAGATCAGCAAAAGGTAGTCCTCTTACGAATAATGAGGTTGACGCTAACTTTACCAATCTTAATACTGACAAATACGAATCAGGAAACAATGCCGTATTCGGTACAGTTTCAGGTACGACGATTAGTGCTACAAGTGTTGCAACAACTGGCGCATTAAGTGTAGGAGGTTCTTCTACATTAAGTGCAACAACAGCAGTCTCAGCAGCAGGTAGTGATTTGGCAGGAGCTACAGCCTTAACGAAATCATATAATATAGTTACAACAGCTACAGCTAACCAAGGAGTTTCACTTCCTGATTGTGCAGCTGGTTTAGAAACATTTATATTAAATGATACCGCAGTAAATTTAAAAGTATACCCTATATCAGGAGAAACTATTGATGGTGGTGGCAGTGGCGTAGCAGTAGATTTGGCACCAGGGCATTCATTGAAACTGGTGGGAGTAAGCGCAACAAAATGGAACAGGTTAAGCCCTGTTATCATTTACAATTCATCAGGAACAAGAGTAAACTAAGGAAACGGGATAATGAGACCACTAAGAATTAAAGCATCAGGAAGTCCTGTTAGTTCCAGTAACATTCAAGGGTTACAGGAAATGACAGATACTGAGATAGAGCAGTATTATAGTGCAATACTTACAAAAGATTTCGCAGATAATCATGACGGCACAAATACTGGGGAAATTAATATTGGTGGCTCAGGAACAACTATTGGCACAGCAACAGATACAAAAAGAGATGACGCAGTAGGAACACACCCTACAGACGGAGCATCTTCTACAGTTACTACTTACACAGCTAAACAAGTAGAAACAACAGTATCTGAAAGTATTACTAACAGACCTTTAGGTTATGTATCATCTGGTACAGTAGGTTTACACGAGTTCGATGATACAGAATTAGACTCAGATATTCTAGATAAAGTAGCTGATGATTTTGTTGCACAAGGAAACTATACAATAGGACAGTATTCATTAAACGCATCTACACCTGCAGGTGGTACATGGACATCTAGATATACATTAACAGATACACAGGTAGATGGCACAACTGCTAACATGTACATTTGGCAAAAAACAACTGCTACAACAGCAGCTGCAACAGATTACAAACCTCTTAAAGTTAAAGATAGTGGCGCAGGTATACAGGAAATGACTGTTGCAGAGATTGAACAACAAATGCCTAACTTTAGAAACTATATTATTTCTAGTGGTAAAGGTAAATATGTTTTACAGGCATCAGCACCTGGTTCAGGTACTTGGGTTCAACAAGGAGACACAGGCGGGTTTACAGACACTAAGAAAGATGTAGCATCACAAAACTACACAGGCGCTTATTCAGGAAGTTATACAGGTGGCTATACTGGTGGTTATACTGGAGCTAAAAATTACGCAGGAAACTACACAGGCGCTAAAAATTACGCAGGAAGTTATGTAGGAACCTCAGGTTATTCAGGTACATACACAGGAACATCTGGATATTCAGGCACTTACTCGGGCGATTATACAGGTACTTACGCAGCAGATTACTCAGGTTACGCAGGAACATCTTACTCAGGAGATTACACAGGTACATATACAGGATCATATACAGGCGCTAAAAACTACACAGGATATTATACAGGCGCTAAAACATATGGTGGAACCTATACAGGTACATCTGCTTACGCAGGTACATACACAGGAACATCTGCTTACTCAGGTACATATTCAGGTACATACACAGGTTATTATTCCGGTACATACGCAGGTGATACAATACAAAGTTCAAGCTCAACGGCCAGTACGGTAAAATTGTGGTTAAGAACTGCTTAATTAGCAGTATAAATAAACTTACATTATGGAGATATTATGGCAAAGAAGAAGGCTACACCTTTAAAACTTGAAATTGATCCTACAGAAGTTACAACTGTAGAAGAAACCCCCAAAGAAAAGAAATTTAAATATGTTGCTCCTTATTGGTCTAATAAAGAGCGTAAGCATATCGTTGTTACTTTAGAATATACTGACGGTAGAAGAGCAACAGCATCTGTCCAAGACATGGACGGAACAAATCCAGACTACAAAGCAATATTAGAAGAATTTGGTGAAGAGCAACTCGATAAAAATACAGAAGAAGGTGTTAGACGAAGAGACGAAAATATTAAAAAGAGACTTCAAAGAAAAGAAACAGAGGCAGTTCGTGCCAAACAAGAACAATTATTCGGTGCTAAGCTACAAGCATTTGAAATAGAGGCAGTTAAAGACTCTTCTAATATAGAATTAAAAAGACTAATTCGTAAAGCTAAATCTCCAATGGAAGTTACAGCCTATACAACTATATTATTAATGGAGTCATTGGATGAACAAAATAAATCCTGAAGAATTTCCTGAGAACGGTTTTGTAATTGTAGCATCCAAACATGAAAGGTTCTATAAAGCAGCTTTAGAGTGTGCAGAGTCAGTAAAATTATTTTATCCTGAAGCACACATTACACTATTTACAGATCATGAAGAATGGGTTAAGCCCACTGATTGGAATATAGCAGACTATATTATAACATGGGAAGTACCTAAACATATAAGAGCTAAACTATGGGCTCTGTCGCAAACACCATACAAAGGCAAAACATGTTATTTAGATGCCGATATGTTATGTCAACATGAAGATATAGAATTTGTATTTGATCAACTAACAGATGATTTAGATTTAATTTTTACAAAAATTAGGCCATACAATGCCAAAGTAACAAAACTATCTAACACAGAAGAAATGACAATGCACTGTGGAATGTTTGTTTATAGAAATAATCCACAGACAATTAAGTTAATGGAATCCTGGTATGGAGAATATCTAAACCAAACAGAACAAACAATAGATGGTTTATATGTAAATGATATAGGCGGATATCCAGATGATGTTAGACAATGGGACACTTTTACAATGTGGAAACTTCTAACATATTCAGATCATGGAGTTAGATGGGGAGAAGATATGCCTGTTCGTTGGAACTTTATTAATGGCCACATGTATGAAGAACTTGAAGGAGATGAAATTGTTATGTGGCATTATTCCATTCCTTCACATGAAATTTATTTAAAGAAAAAATGATTTGGACTGATATATCAGATGAAGTAAAAGAAATGTTGGAGCCGTATTCAGAGTGGTTCTTTAGACAAGATTTGGCTCCATTAAATAAATTAGCAGAAGACAATCCTAAAAATACAGATACAATGGAAAACGCTTGTTCCAGAGCGTACCTAGATGAAATAGTTTTAGCAGACGGGCGACATGAAGGCTACCCAGAAATTTCATATAGTTATGATTTAAAAGCAGGCAATATACCTGGTGAGTTTCAAGAAAAATATCAGACACTATCTACAGAACTATGTACATGGTTGGGAGCTCGCAACGAGGCTGTCCATGTATACTATCCTAAGAATGGATTCATGAGTTGGCATAATAATTGGAATGCACATGGATACAACATACTATTATCCTATACAGAAAACGGCGGTGGGTTCTTTAAATATAGAGATCCATTAACACATGAAGTCGTTGAAATGCTAGATCCAGGTGGCTGGTCTTGTAAGGTAGGATACTATGGCAGGGGTAGAGAACCAGATAAAGTATACTATCATTGTGCTGGAACACACGAACCTCGCCTCACATTAGGGTTCGTTATCCCTAATATTGACCTGTGGAGATGTATGATTGAAGATATCTCAGGGAAAGATGCTTCACATCTTTCCTAAACCCTTGTTCTTACAGTAAAAAAGATTTCAAAAAACCCTAAAAAATGCTTGATTTATGGTTCGTAAGAGTGCATAATGTATGTATATTAAATAAAAAGTGAGGACTTTATGATACTAGATAACACAGTAATAATAGCAGGCGAGACGGTTAACAAAGAAAGATGGGGCATGGCAGCACATCACGATGAGAACAAAACTTTTACAGGTGATGTTTTATACAAAAGCCAAATAAGAACAGCACCAAGTGGTTATTCTTATGATAATTCCATTGAAACAAAATTCCAAGATACAGCTCAAGTAGATGGGCTTACAGTTTGGAAATCAAATGGTGAAGTTCCATTCGCAGACATGTTATTAGACTTTGTACAAATTGGTGCAATTACTTTGGAACAAGCAGAGTTCTCACTAATACAAAAACAAAAAGATCAAAGCGCAAGTCTTGATACTTTGTTTAGAGCAGACGACGGCAACATTTACTTAGGTGAAGGTGCCCTAGACTATAGAGACGAAAGACTAGCAAAAATAGCGGAGGCAGCGTAATGATATTTCCTTTACCAACACTTTACAAAAGAGACACGAACGGAAACATTCGTGAACTAACAGTTGAATATTCTAATGGTGTGATGAATGCTACTAGAACTATTGCTGGAATTAAAGACGGCAACTTAGTTACAAGTGGCTGGAAAGATGCTGTAGGCAAGAACACAGGCAAAGCAAATGCTACTACAGATGCTGAACAAGCACAAAAAGAAGCACAAGCAATGTGGGATAAAAAAGTAGAAAAAGAATACTTCGAAGATATTTCCAAGATTGATACTTATGATAAGTTCAAGCCAATGTTAGCTCATGACTATACAAAAAGGCCACAGTCTAGTGGTATTAGTCAACCTAAGTTAGATGGTATTAGATGTATTGCAAGGAAAGATGGACTTTACACAAGAGCAGGTAAAGCAATCACAACATGCGATCATATACATTTTGAGTTACAAGCATTCTTTGTACAATATCCTGATGCTATTTTAGATGGTGAACTTTACAATCACGAACTAAAAGATGACTTCAACAAAATTACAAGTCTAGTTCGTAAAGTAAAACCTACTCCAGAAGAGGCAGCAGAATGTCAAAAACTTGTTGAGTATCATGTTTATGATTGTCCTTACTGGGGCAGAGGTTTAGCTGAAACTACTCTAGACAGAATAAGTTTTATAGAAGATCAAGAGTTTGAAAGTCCTGTAGTTACAGTTCCAACATCAGTATGTGAAAATCAAGAAGAGTTAGATGCTTTGTATTCACAATACACAGAAGATGGTTACGAAGGCCAAATGATTCGTAACAATGCCGCTTACGAAAACAAAAGAAGTAAGAACTTACTTAAAAGAAAAGAGTTCATTACAGAAGAGTTTGATGTTGTAGAAGTATTAGAAGGCTCAGGTAATTGGGCAGGATATGCTAAACACTTTGTTCTTACAGACGGAACAGAAACATTTAAGAGTGGTGTTAGAGGTAATCAAGCAACACTTAAAGCTCTACTAGAACAAGAAGAGAAACCTACTTGGGTAACATGTAGATTTTTTGAAAGGTCAGTAGATAACATTCCTAGATTTCCGGTTGTAATTGATTGGGGTGTAGGTAAGAGGGTAGACTAATGTTAGAACTAATAGGTTTTATAACTATACTTTACTTGGCAATAAAATTTTTGCCTGACTTGTTAATGTTTATGCTTAAATTGGCAGTCATACTTTTGTTAATTGTATTAGCAATAGGTGCATTTGAATTTATTTATCATTATATTTACTTTCGAATCTAAGCCTTACAAGAGCTTTTCTTACAATAGCAATTCCAGTTAATCCTAAAAAGTTAATAAACGCAGCCATCTCAGCAGAGGTGCCTGCGTAGTCTATGCAAGCCTTAATTATTCCCACACTTAAAGGGAACATTATTATTGCTCCTATGGCGGTGTCATAAGTTGCTTCGTGTAATGCCTTCCTTAATCTACTATTTTGTGCCAATTGCCATAAACCTATCAAAATGTACCTTCCCATTCCAATCATAATAAAATTGTTTTGTCTTGCCTGTGTAGGAGGTATTCACAAGTCCTGCATTTTCTATTAAAGCTTTCTCACTATCAACACAATTAATACCATACATCTCTTCTATAACATTAGAATTTTGTATAGCAAATATAGCATGTTTGTTGGCAGTCTTTAAATCTTTTAATGGATACATCTGTTCTGCTCCCATTGTAATAACTATATCAACCTTAAGTTGATTTAATTCATCAAAAGCAAATGGAATATCCATGTTCCAGTGATTTATTTTTATGAATTCTTCGGTGATATAATGCTTATTAAACACCTTAGAGAGCTCTAAAGCTTCGTTATCGATGTCAACTAGGTGCAATTCACCTACGGACAAGTTCTCACATAAGAGTGGAACTAAAGGAACTCCTAACCAGCTGTTTAATACAAGAATGTTAAACTGCTCGTCTTTCATATAATCATCTAGACTATTTTTTAGTTCTTCAACTAACCAAATAGCGCCTTCCATTGTATTAGGATTAAGAGCTTGTCTAAAGTCATCATGCTTATGTTTCATCTCATGTTCAACCTTAGCGAGGCCTTCTCCCCAATATTGCATACTGTTTAAAAAATTAAAATTTAACATCTTCTTTTCTTCCCATTGAATCAAATAAACAGACATATGGTATTTGTCTGAATACATGTTTTTCTATATCATGTGGATAAATATAGCCTTGGTTATAACTATAAAACCACCCTAACGGAAAATATTTAATTCTTGCTACACCTTTGTGCATAAAGAAATTATCTATTCCACGGTAGTACCATAATATTTTATCTAAATGTGTTTTAAAATAAAGAGTAATATTTTCTTTATCTAAATTATCGTTCCATCTTAATATACTAGAGTTTAAGTCTGTATATTTATGAGGAACATGTTCTGTTTCTTTCTTTTGTGTTTCCATATCATGCCAATGCGTTTGGCCAAAACATAAACAATCTTCAGGATCAAAGTTTACTATATCATCTATGTTCTTTTGTATAATAATATCTAAGTCCAAGAATAAGTTTTCGCCTTTTTGTCTAACTACATTATCATCAAACAAATACATTTTATTCCACCACTTCTCTAATTTGTTTTCTTTAGGAAATGGTAGAACATTAATGTCTTCATTAAGTCCTTTTGCATTTTCTGTTAGACAGTAAAATGTAAAGCTTTGAGATACAGATTCCAGACAGGATTCGTATATCTTGTTAACATGTTTGGCAGAATATTTACTGCCCCACTTTACTGTATAAATGTTTAGCGCCAATGGTTTAATAACTCCGGATCTACCAATTCATTTTGCTTTGTATGTCCTCTACCTGAAGTCATTTGTTTAGGTAGTAGATCAATATTAAATACACAAAGGATTGGTGTTTCTCTGTATATTTCTGTTTCTAAATCATCATCTTCCCAACTACGCCCTCGGTTATACGAGTAGGCATAATCTGATGGGAAATGATCCCATAATTTTTTACCCCAATCACCCCATCTCCATGAGTGATAATTGTCTGTTCCGTCTGTATATGTAAACCATATCTTTTCTTGGTTCTCTAATACATCATGCCATATACATTCTGCTTGATCATCGGACCAAACTTGGCAACTGCCATTAGTATATGCTCCGTGTGATAATTTAAATCTCCGCGTCTTCATTGGGCGCGGGTCTTGCCACCAGCTTCTTAACTTAGTTGGTCTTTCCATATTATAGGTAATTAAAGGCTCTATATCATTTTGTATAATAACATCTAAGTCAAAGAATATAAAACGACCTGTAGGTTTATCTTCAGCAAAGTTATGAGTATTGAATACCATTGTCTTAGGCCTATCCCAACACCTAGCCATACCATACTTAAAGTCGTCTTTTTGAAACCAATACTTAGGATGTATGTTAGGTATATCTGGAAAAGGAATAACTTTTACATCATCATCTAATCCTTCGGCATCATCTGTATAACAATAGAAATGGAAATCGTGTTTAGGATTACAATTTCTCTTGGCCATATTTTTCAATTTGTTCACAAAGTGAGGACCATATCTGGTGCCCCACTTAGAACATACTACATTTACTCTCATATCTCTTTGCCTTTATAATCTCCTGCTAGTGGAAAAATTTTAGTTATTACATCTGCAACTGCATGTGCAATATCCATGTGTTCTAACTGCGTACCATTAGCACCTCGAAGTTCAATGTAATGTATCCAGCTTCTTAGTGTTCCGTTAACATACATTCTACTCTTAGTATTGCCTTCAGGTAATACAACTCTTGCTTGTTCTTTTGCTATCCCATGTTCTAAAGCCCATGTATAAGCATATCTAGTTTGCCTAATAATATCCTTTTGTAACTCCTGCCACTTACTATCTAATTCATAGTCTTCAGTAGGAATACTATTTTGTCTATTTTTAGGGTCCTGCATTCTTGCTTCTCTTACTTCAAACT